GGCAAGGTCAACAATCAAATCTTGATCGGTGGCGGCAGCACAGAATGCCAAGGCGCATGGGGAACTGCAAAGACCAATTCCCGAACCGCGTCGACTACCGTGACGACAACCAACACTATGAAGGATGTTCTGAGCGCGGCTTGGGGTTCGACAAACTCCGCTCTTGAGCCGATCACCTACGAATCTTGGAAGAATTGTCTTGCTGTCATTAACAGTCGCACACTTGGATCATGGGATCCGTCAGCGTTTCCGCTCTTGTTTCCAACCTTTGCGGGTTCAATGGCAAAGGGAACGACTGTCGAAGGTCTACCACTGGTCTACGCACGATTGGCTGCGACGACTCCTACAAGTGGTGACACGCTGGTCATGTTCTTTGATCCAACCAAATATCTATTAGTCACTAATCCTGGCTCTTTCCAAATTGCTCGCTATAGCGAGGTCTATGCAGACAGCAACGAGACATTGATTTTGGGCACGGTTCGCGCAGACGGATGCTTGCTAAACACTTCGGGCGTGCTCAATGTGACACGCTCTTAAAACTTTCTCACAGACATTCATCGCCGAGCGTGCGTGTCTGTTGCCCCAGCGTTGGGGTGATCGACTCTCGCTCGGCATAACAAGAAGGATTTTCACTATGACAAACGACGGATACAAACAAATTTGTGACAAGATGGGCCAGGTTTATACAGAAATGTCTGCGCTCGTAAACGCAGCCAATGCTTCAGAGGATGGCATGTTGCCAGAAATGGAATCGAAATATTCCAATCTCAAGAAGCAATACGCAAACCTTGAAGCACAGCGCACACGCAATCAGGAACTGATGGGCATGGATAAGACCGTAACTCCATCCGCTCCCGAGGTTCGCATGAGCGAGCGTACTTTTGAGAACACCGCCAAGAAGCAAATTGCAGCAATCGAACACCGCTCATCAGAGCAATATCGTGACGCTTTCAATTCATACTTGGCGCGTGGTGAGCATACCAACCCAATGGAATTGCGCGTATTGAACGAAGGTACTGGTGGTGCTTATTTGATGCCAGTCGAATACGACGCTGCCATGACGGCGAAGATCCAGACGATGACTTGCCTGCGCAATCTGAGTCGCAAATTGGATATTGGGTCATTTTCTCGTGAATTCGTTTACGAAGGCACGACAGCGACGGCCTACTGGCCAGGTGAAGCCACAGCCCCGACGGAAGCAGTGCCAACATTCGACAAGATCACTTTGTCACCAAAGCGATTGAGTGCGATCGTTCGCATCTCAAATGAACTTGTTGAGGATACGACCGCTCGCGGAAACATGAGCGTCGCATCAATCATGCAAGAACAATTTGCTCGCGTGTTTGCTCAGACTGAGGAAGCGGCTCTCTTGCCTCACACCAATGTGAGCGGTGCTCCGACCTCTTTGTTCAACACAACAAGTCTGCCAACCAGCGCGGCGGGTGCTTCAACCATCACAGCGCAACAGATCATTGATTGGGTTTATTCATTGCCTCGTCAATATCGCGTGCATCCATCCTGTGCAATGATCGTGGCTGATTCAACTCTCGCAGCATTGCGTGCGTTGACTACTCCAGTGACGACCACCTCAACTGGTGCGGCTGCTCCTGCGTACTTCTGGCAGAACGGATATCAGAACGGCGGAAGCGGTTCTGCTCCTGAGCCAGATCGAATCTTGGGTATTCCTGTGTACACATCCGCTGCGGTCAATGCTATTGGTTCTACCAAGTTCGTTGGTCTGCTCGGTGCGTTCGATTACTGCTTGTTTGCAAGCGCGCAAAATTACGAAGTGAAGGTACTTCGTGAGCTTTACGCGGCGACGAACGAGCTAGGAATCGTTGCCAACAGCCGTATGGACGCAAAACTGCTTCTACCTACGAGCGCGTTTGTTGCTTTGAAGTGCGCGTAATCACTGAACTGAATTGAACACACCCTCGGCTCGCAGAAATGCGAGTCGAGGATTTATGGCAAAGGTGCGAATGATTCATACTGCGGCAGACGGCAAGAATATATTTCTTGCTGGCGATGTCCACGATGTCGCTGATGTGATCGCCACAGGTTGGATCACAAGTGGCGTTGCAGAGTGGGCTGAAGACGAGGTGCGTTGTTGCACTAAAGCCGTGCCGTGCAAAGCAGTAAAGAAGGGAGCGACTCCGCGATGAAGGGAAACGCATACATCCCATTCATGCGATCTCGCGGCGACGGCTCTACGCTGAATTTGGATTTTACAGGTGGCTCTTTAGATTCTCGCGTGGTGTTGACACGATCAGCGGGCACTGCTACCTACATCAATTCGTCGGGCTATGTTGCAACTGCGGCGGCAAACGAAGCGCGGTTTGATTATGACCCGACGACGCTTGCGGCAAAGGGGTTGTTAATTGAGGGAAGCGCAATCAATCTTTTGAAGTATTCTGTTTATGCCGATACAAATTGGCTCACAGCGGGCGGTTATACAAAATCATATACCACAGGAATTACTAGCCCCGCAAATGATTCAACCGCTGCAAAAGTAACTTTTTCAACAACGGGACACGGTTTATATACAAGCGCGTCAACAATGAGTTATACCAATTCGGTTGGCTCTGTTTACACATGGAGCGCATGGATTCGAGCAACAGCAAACACCACAAATTCTAATATAAGATTTGGAGATAGCGCGGTTGGACTAAGTTCAAACATTGCAATTTCAACTACTTGGACACGCTATAGTTATTCATATACAGCAGTAAGTAATAGCGGCCCATATTTAAGTAGCGCATCAGGCACAGCCACAGGCGAGTTTGAACTGTGGGGTTTTCAACTTGAGATAGGCACAGCCGCAAGTTCATACATTCCCACAACCACAGCGCAAGTAACCCGCAACCCCGATCTCGCATTGATGACCAGCACCAACTTTTCGAGTTGGTTCACGGGTGGAACTACAGGAACATTCTTCGTCGATTGGCACGGTGGCGTGCGCGGGATTACTTCGACTGTGCGGAGCGTGATTTCAACTAGCGATCAAACAACTAAGCATTTGCATTTGCAACAGGTCAGCGCAGCGGGTGCGTTAAAGGTTGCGGATTTTGGAGCGGCGCACAGCGTTTCAACTGCCAACACAATCACAAGCGGCGCAAGAACCAAGGGCGCATTTAACTTTGACGGTGCAACAACCACCGTGAATCTTTGCTTGAACGGCGGGACTGTTGCCACATCGTCATCGATTGCGTTTAGCGTTGCGCCGACTTGGCTTGTGCTTGGTGGAACTAGCACCGATGGCTCAACGCTCACGGATTTGACGACAGTTCTCAACGGCAGTATTCGCCAAATCAAGTACTACCCAACCGCGCTCACAAGCGCGCAACTGATTGCGATGTCAACATGATCGACTATTTCCTACGCACATCGACCAAGTCGAATATGGAATCCTGCTTGCTTGCGGCGGGTGTCGCAACCCGCAACGCCAGCGGCGACATGATCGGGCAGTGGGAAGGTGGCCGCGTGGACATCGATTTCATCGGCTCAATTTGTTCCGATGGTGAAGTAGTCGATTCACGCTACCACGCAAACCTTCGCGTCTGCGGTGAACTGACGCAAGACCAACTAGACGAACTCCCGATCATTCCCGCACCGACAACACCGATGAGGGTATTTGCATGAGAGTCAATACCACGATCACGACCGCTCCGAGTTTTGAGCCGATCACGACTGCGCAAGCCAAGGCGCATCTGCGCATATTTCACTCGCTCGACGACACCTACATCGCCGCAAGCACCAGCGGGTCGACATCGATCATCACGACAGCCCGACAGATGATCGAGAACTATTGCGGCATCGCAATCCCCAACACGACATTCACCTCGGTCTACGACGCATTTCCACAGAACACGCTAGTGCAAGGCTCAAGCGGCGAGGTCTACAACGGCTCGTCATACGAGATCGCCTTGCCGCGCTCGCCGCTAGTTAGCGTCACAAGCGTGCAGTATGTCGACACATCGGGCAACACGCAGACTCTGTCAGCGTCGACCGACTACACCGTGAAGTCGTACAACGGCATTGGACGCATTCAATTACTTGACGGCAAATCATGGCCGTCACTCGTCGGCGGCGGCGCAGGCGTGGTCACAGTTGTCTATGTGGCGGGTCACGGCTCAAGCGCAACTGCGATCCCGATCGCACTTAAGCACGCCATCCTGATGCAGTGCTCGACGCTCTACGACTACCGAGCCACTCTGGCTCCAGGTCAACAGTACGAAGTGCCCGGCACGATCAAGGCTTTGATCGCCCAATACAAGTCGGGTGAGTACCAATGAACAGCGGCATGATGCGGACTCCGCTTGTGATCAAGACCCGCACCGAGACCATCGGGTCGTTCGGCACACCGACATACACCTACACGACTGGCGACACAATCTTTGGCGAGATCAAAGACTCGAGCGCGGTCGAACGAACCAACCACGCAATGCTGTCGCAGGTGGTAACGCATCAAATCACCACCAACTTCTACCCGGGCATTGCGGCAACTGACCGCTTCACTGCAAGCGTGAGTCGCGGCACAAGCGGCACGACTCTCAGCACCACATTCGAGATCGTCTCGATCGTCGACTACAAGTCAGCGGGTCACACACTCATCATGCAATGCAGAGAGGTTGCGTAATGTCGAGCAGCGGCAAGATCATCAAGGGCTTGGATCAGTTCCTTGATCAGATGAAGACCATGCGCAGCGACGACATCTACAAGGTCTTGCTCAAGGCAGAGATCAAGGCGTTGACTGCCCCGCGAGGCAAACTTGCAAGCATGTACGGCACTTATGTCGGCAAGAACGACGAGAATCAGACCGACGCGCAGAAGTCGTGGCGCTGGCGTGCGAAGAAGCATCAGCCGATCCATCCGATTAAGGAAAGCCGACTGCGGATTGCGCACAACATCTACAGCAACAGGATCATCCCCAAAGAAATTGGCAAGAACAAGGCGACTGTGTGGGCACGCATTTGGGGCAAGACGCAAAACTCCTGGCTCATCGAGCACGGCCGCTACATGGATCCATCACGCGCATATCAAGGCTGGCAAGTGTTCCGCAAGTTCTTCCAAATGTACGGCGCAACCATCAACGCCAAATTCACTGCGGACATCGGCTACGGATTAGAGAAGGTCTTTGCTCGCATCGCAAAAGAAATGAACAAGGCGGCACGATGAAATTCGTAGAAGCCATTCATCTCGCCTTGCAACAGTCTCCGACCGTGATCACGGCGTTGTCACCTTTTGGCGCAACCAAAATATTTCAATCTTTTGTCAAGCCATCAACTGCGATGCCGTTCATTGTCGTCACCTCTCAAAGCGATGACACGGTCAGCCCGACTTTGGTTGGTGCAGATCGCATGCGGGTCGCCACAGTGAATGTTGACTGCGTGCATTCGTCACTCTCGAGCG